TTAAACATCCTTCGAAAGTGAGTTAAGGGCGATGTCGAGCAGGCGTTGTTCGGCTCCGGTTTGGAGTTGGCCGTCTCCGTTGATGGGGAGATATGGCCGGGCGGGTATATCCACCTGTTTGACTTTTCTGAACCCTTTGCCCACAGGCACCATCAGATACGGTTTATTTTTGGCTTTTACCGTGCCGCCCATGTGGTGGATGGCGGCATAGGGTTTGTTGCTGCCGATACGGGCGAAGCCGTTGCCGGTTTGGGTGCTGATACTGGCGGCCAGTTGGCCGTCTTTTTGCAGGGTTTTGCCACCTTCTGCTGCTGCGCGGCGGCTTTGTTTCCATTTTGTCCCGCCCCAGCTTTCGCTGTCAAAGTTGTCCTCGGTCAGGCTGGCCATTTCGGCGGCGAGTCCGCGCATCATGGGGCGGGTGTCGGTGGCGTTTTTGAGGAGTTGGCTCAAACCGTGTTCGAGTTTGTCTGCGTCCAGACTGATTTCAATCATTTCAACCTCTCAACAATTCGGTTACCCAAGCCAATGCACCTGCGCTCAGGCTGCTTTTAAAACGTTCGTTTTTCATCATTTCTTTCAACGCGACCCGGGCGATGTCGGGATGAACGGCTTGGGCTTTGTCGACAGCGACCTGCGCCATGCGGCTGAGCATGGTTTTACCCTGATTGGCATTGAAACCGGCATTGGGTGCGACGAACTGCCTGCCGATACGGATACCGGTGCGTCGGGCGTGGCGTTGTTCGCCGGTAAAGCGGTTTTCGCCGATGTCCACAGTAATGGTTTCGAGTTCGGGAGCGGGCAGCACTTTGTCTCGGCCGCGTTCGGCGGATAGAGGGCGCACGCGGCAGCGGCAGCGGTAATCCAGCGGCGGATAAAGGCTGTCCCACACGGGGTCATCCGCGCGATACACCCTGCCGTGCAGCAGGCGGTGGGTTTCGCGGGTGCGGCTGTCGTTGACGGCAATATATTCCCAGTAGGGATGGGTATCCGCTGCTTCTTTCATTTGAACATACCGGCCTGCCATATAGGCCGACTGCATATTGGTCAGATAGATGGTTTTTAAGCGGTGTGGGCTACCGAGCATGGCCGTCTGAAATTCGCCTGTTTCGGGGTTCGGTACTTCTTGCCGTCCCCACCAGCCTTTTTGCTGCAAGACGGGCGTGAGTTCTTGGCTGAATTGTTCCAATGTCCGACCTGTTTCGGCGGCTTTGACAACTGCACTATATATGTCGTTGGCCACATCCATGCCCGCGGTTTTGGCAACGGTGAATGCGGTGGCATGCGCGTCGTCCAGCATATCCTGCCAATCCCACGATACCGCTACGCCTTTCTGTCTCAGGTAGGCGACGGCGGCTTCGGGCTGCATACCGAATACGGCTTTGATGTCTTCGGGATTCATCGTGCCAGCTCCTCGGCGGCTTCAATCCTGCCGACCATTTCGGACAAAAAAATCAGCCGCGCCAACTCTTCCTGCAAGGCGGTGTCGTCCATATTCGGGTAGGCCGCCGCCAAGCGGTCGAGCAGGTTTTCGGCGGTTTCGCCCTGCTGCAAATCGGCCATCAATGCGGCGGTCAGGGCTTGGCTCTGCGCGTTCAGACGGCCTGCATCGGGAGTAAGTGTGTCGATGACCATGCCTGCATCGGCGAAGTGTTCCGTTTCGGCAAAATCCAAAGGCGTTGCGGTTTTCAGGCCGTCCGAATGCTCCGGCGTTTCCACATTTCCCACCACGGCAATGTCTTCATCACTCAGATTATAGGCACGCTTCCAATAGCTTTCGCTCAGGCGCACGCCGCAGGCGGTGAGGATTTGGTCGCGTTCGGCCTGCTCTTTGCCGCCTTCGGATTCTTCAAACAAGACGAACTTAGGCCGCACCTCGTCCGTGCCGAAATTCAGGTCGCACACCCAGCCGATCAGTTCGTTCAGACAACTTTCGACAATGCGGCAGTCGCTGTCGCGGATGTCTTGGGTCACTTCCAAGCCCGCCGTCGCGCTGGCGTGGTTGGTGTCTTTTTCGGTGGTTTGGTCTTGGCCGAGCAGCGCGATGGCGATTTCGGAACGGCAGTAGCGGATAAAGCGGTCGTACACGTCCGCACTGCCCTGTTTGCCGGCGGCTTCTTTGATTTCGACGCTGGAATCGTTCGGAATGCTGGCCACAGCGTTGCCGATAAGCTGTTCGAGTGCGTCCAAGAGTTTGTCGGTATCGGCAGGTGTGTTGCTGCGCGGTTCTTTGCCGATAATCCACGGTGCGCCGAATTTCTCGGCGAACTCCGCCCAGAATTTCAAACCGCCGCGCTTGAACACGGTCGGCCAATACACGCTGGCCAAGTCGCCCGTGCCGTAGGGGTTGGTATAGCTGGCGTTTTGCGTGGGGCAAAGGAATTTATAGTCGGGCAGCGGCTCGTTGCCGTCTGAAAAATAGCGGCTGAAATGCAGACGGCCTTCGTCGTCGAAATGAAACCACTCCTGCGGCTTGGCTTCGATTTCGGACGGCAGCCACAGCTTATCCTGCCGCCATACCACTTCAATCGGCTGGTAACCGAACAATGCGGCATCAAGGATTTGGTTGATGAGGCGGTATAAATCCAAACCGTCAAACAGCGCGGCCACCGCTTCGGCGGTTTTGGGGGCAACGCTGTCATCGTCCAGCCGCCAGTCCATGCCCGCCACGGCGGCTTTGCGGCGGCGTACATGGCCGGCGACAATCGGGTCGGACAGCAGTTCGCGATAGACAGCGATGTCTTTATCGAGTTTTTTTAACACGGGGTCGGGATTGGGCAGCCAGCCGCCGAAGCCGCCTACGCCCATAAAGCGTTGTGCGGCGGCGATATGGGCGGTAAGGTTGTCGGCATTGAGGGCGACTTTGCCGGCGGGGGTTTTGAGTTTGAAATGGGGCTTTTTCATTTGCAGACGGCCTCAATATCGAATCATTGTTTTACGGATTTTGCCGCAGACACGGCAGCGTTGAATAAAGCATCGTGCGGTCGGCAAACGGTCTTTTTCGTTTTCAAATACGCTGACTTGGTCGATTAGCTCGAATGTGTGCAATCCGAATAAGGAATGGAACAGTCTCATCTTAATATCCTCCGGTCAGACGGCTTCTGCGCCGTACATTGCGGCTGGTAACGCGCACCGGGCCGGTATCTTCATGCGCCGCGTTCAATGCCAAGAAACACGCCCATGTGCGGTCGGCGTGGCCGTTGGCATCGCTTTCGGCCACAAAACGCGGTGCGCCGGTGGCGGAGGTGGTTTTTTGCAGCTTGTGCAAATCGGTGCGCAGCTCTTGGTTAATCGGAATGCGGATTTTTTTGTCTTCAAACGCTTCTTTACCGATGGAGGCCATCGCCAGCTTGGAAGCGGAGGTAAACAGCACGCCTTCCACGCGGCTTTCGCCGTGCCGCCGCTGCGCGTCTTCGACGGGCTTTTCGCCCATGCCGGTTTTATCCATGCAGCAGCGGATGACGCGGTAGCGGTCGAACACATCGTCCAGTAATGCGTCCTGCTCGGCAAAGCTCGCACGGCGGCGGGTAATCAGTTCGCGCGTCCACAGCACATCGCCGACTTGCTCCAACACCCACACGACAAATAAATCGTTGCGGATGCCGATGTCCGCGCCGACAAAGCACGGGTTGCCGCCGTAGTATTCGGGCAGCCCCGCCTGTTCGTGTTCCACGCCGTGAATCAAATCATAAGAGAGCCAAGCCGATGCTTCGTCCAGCCATTGCAGCTCGAATTCCTGCGCCCATGCGTCGGGGTCGTTCAGACCGGCTTTGAGTTGTGCGGTGTCGCGCGGCAGGCCGTCTGCAACGGCTTGGTAAATGTCGACGATGTGGCGGCTCCACTCTTTATTTTTATCATCGGTAACGAGTTCGTAGAATTTGTTGCCCTTGCCGTTGGGCGTGGACACCACGCGCAGCTTCCAGCCTGCGGAAATCACCGGAAACAGGGCTTTCCAAATCTCGCGGCTGTCTTTGTGGAAGGCGAATTCGTCCAAAAACACATTGGCGGAGAAGCCGCGGGCGGTGTCGGGATTGGCGGGCAGCGCGGTGATTTTGCTGCCGCCGGGCAGCACCACTTCCAGCGCGTTGGTGGCGGCATCAAACGGTACTTGCAAAATCTCGCAGGCCATGCCTGCCGCTTCCAAATGGCGTTTCACGCCTTCGTTCATCGCTTCTTTGGCCTGCCGCTCGCCGCGCGACAGAATCACCCAGCGCGTGCGTTTGCCCTGCGCTTCCGCCTCCAAGCAGTCCAACACGATTTCCAGCGTGGTGGTAAAGGTTTTACCCGTCTGACGGGCAAACATCCCCACCTTGAAACGGCTGTCGTCCGCCAGCCATTTCTTTTGGTAGGGATAGAGGGTTAAGGCGGGCGAAGTCATGAGAACACTCCGTACACTTCCTGCCGGATGCGTTTGAGCGTGTCCGCATCCAAACCGCTGCCCTGTTTGGCGGATTCGGCTTCCAGTTCGGCGAATTTGCGTGCCATTTTGTCTTGCAGGGCCGTCTGAAACTGTTTCAAACGGGTGGTGGCGGAAATCAGCGGGGCGATGTTTTTGGCGGTCGCCGCCATCATGCCCAGCCGCTCGGCGGCTTCCATATCGTTTTGTTCGCCCACTTCCACCAGCGCGTTGAACAATTCGTCCTGAATCATCGCCGTAAGGGCGGCAGAAAGTTTGTTGTCGTCATCGGCGGCTTTTTCCGCCAACAGCCGCGCCGCTTCGGTGCTGGCTTTGATGGATTTGAACCGCTTTTCTACTTTCTGCCCGTAGCGGTGCGCCGCCGAGCGGCTGATTTCGTAGCCCTGCGCCTGCAACCATCCGGCCAAAGCCTGATAATCGGCAAAACCGTTTTCCACCAGCTTTCGTTCAAACTCGTGGCGCACGGCTTCGGGCAGCTGTTCGACTGTACTTCTGCGTGCCATATCAAGCCCACACTTTCTCGGGTCGGGCGATGCCGGGGCGGCATTCGACCGTGTATTCGGCGATGTCCACGCCCAAGCTGGTCAAGTCGGCAAACCATAAGCCGTGCGGCGTTTTGCTCACGTCCACCAGCTTGCGGTCGGCCAGATAGTCGAGCTGCTGGCGCAATTCCAGCGCGGTGGTTTGCGGGTAAATCGCATTCATGATGTCGAGCAGAAAGGTTTCCGCCGTGGTGTGCGGACGGGCTTTGTTCAGTGTATTAAGAATCTGCCAGCGCATGCCTTCGCGCCGCTGCTTGGCCATCAATTCTTCGCTAATCATTTTTTTGGCTCTCCATCTTGTAAATCTCGGTCAGCTTCTCGCTGATTTTGTCGATTTTGGCTTCCAGCACCACTTGGTTGCGGATGTAGTCTTCGCGCAAAACATAGGTCATCGGCAAGGCTGCGGAAAACTCGCCAAGCGTCCGCTCCATCTGCTCCACTTTGCTCTGCAGGCGTTCGTACTGCTTCTGCCGCTCAGCCTGCTGCGCCTGAAACTGAGCCAGCAGCATTTTGCCGAATCCCCAGCAGACGCCCAGAAACGAGAGCAGGAAGCCGACCAACTGCCAAAACTCAATACTGATAAAGGTTTTATTGTCCATTACGGCCACCCGCGTTCGAAATATTCCTGACACAGCACGCAGCGGGTGCAGCCCCGGACGGCCTGCCGCCGCGCTTCGGGAATGGTATCGCCGCAGTCTTCGCATTCGTACGTGCTCGCGTCCACGGTTTCAAACCGCCTGGCCTTATAGAGGGCTTCGGCCAAAAAGACGGCTTCGTTTTCAGCGGCTTTGTCGATAATGTCGGTCATTTGCTGTTCTCTTGCTCATACCACGCCTGCCAGCCGGAAACCTGATATTCCAGCTTCTGCACATACGCTCCGAGGCGTACGGCGTGGTCTAACAGTTGTTGGGGTGAGCCGCCGCCCAGACGCTCGGGGCGTTCGTGAACGAGCAGCAGCTCGGAAGATACCGGCGGCATTTCCGCCTTTTCGATTACCTTAATCGGCGTGGCCGAGGGCGCGGTTGTAGAGGCGCACGCTGTCAGAGCCAATGCCGTTAAAACCGCCGCCGTCTTTTTGTACCGTTTCATCAATCTGTTTCTCCAATTGCGCCGCTTGGCGGTCGATTTCTTGGTAGGCCGCCGCCAGATCACGGCTTTGCTGTTGGGCAAAGTCCATCCACTTTTGCTTTTCGGCGGCGGCTTCGGCGAGCTTGGCCGCGTATTGCTGCTCGGCAGCCAGAGCCGAAGCCTGATAAGTGGCGATGATTTCGGCTTTATCGGCATCCGCCTGTTTTGCCGCAGCCTGATAACCGCAGAAATACAGAGCCGACACCGCCGCCACCAGCAGCAAAGTTGAAATCAAGGTTTGCCACACCGGGCTAAGCGTTTTCCACATCGTCTTTACCTTTGTTGATTTCCGCTACCTGCGGAATCGCCGCAATGCCGCGTTTGATTAAGGCATAGCCGCCGACCATTGCGCCATACGCCCACCACAGCCACTCGGGGGCTTCGGGGGTTTGCGCGAATTTGACGGTCATCACGGCGGCGGCCACGTTTGCCCACAGCTTGGTGTGGGAGATATTGCCGCTGGCGGGGTTGCTGATTAAGCCCGAGAGCCATTTCAGAAATTTCTTCATTTTTTCAGACGGCCTTTCTGTTTCCGCGCCGCACGGCGGGCGGCGGCCACGCCCGATTTGCCGCGTTTCAGGCTCGGGTGTTGGCGGATTCGGCCTGTGGATGCGGGGGTAATGTTGATTTCGGACGGCCACCGTTCGGCCAATGCGGCCAGCGACAAAGCAACCAGTGTTTTTTTCATGGCTCAATCCTGATTGTCTTCGGCGGCGTGCAGCAGATTGCCCGCCACGCGTCGCACCCAGCCGCGGCCGAAGGTGGGGAAGGTTTTGATTTTGGTAAAAAACACCAAACGCTCGGCATTGAAACGCAGCAGCAAATCATTGACCGGCAGCCTGTTGACAGCGGCAAGCGATACCGCGCCGATTACGCCGTCGTCGGCCACGCCTGCGGCGCGTTGCAGCATGCGGGCGGCATTGCCGTAGCCGTGGTTGATGCAGGCATCCAAAAATTGGAACGCCACCGCCTCGGGCATTTGGTCGGCGCGGTAACGCTGCCAGAAGGCCTTGCGGTAAATCTCCACCGCCTGTGCGCGGGTCATGGCGCGCATAGAGCCGGTGTAGCCGTTGGCACGGGCGGTATTTTTGGTGATGCCGTGGTTGGTTTCGCCGCCCGGGTCTTGCGGGTGGTTGACGTAGCCGCCTTCGTGTTCGAGAACGCGGTTGATGAATTGTGTGAATTTGTCGGACATGAAAAAATCCCTGTAACTGAATAATCGGTTACAGGGATTTTGGCAAAAGGCTGTTTGAAAGGATTTTAAACGGCTTTAAAAATTACTTTTGGCCATTAGACAGATAGAACGCACAAATGGCTTTTAAGGCTTGGGTCCGGCTACCGCCTGCCAGTTTGACGGCTTCGTCAATCAAATCCAAATCGGCGGCATGGCCTTTAATCAAAAACTGACGGTATTCTCCGCTTTCCAGCTTCTCTCTGTTAAATTCGGCAGCAGTTTGGGCGCGCAGGCGGCGGCTGTGGTCGGTTAGATTTGCCATTGGAAATCCTTTGTGGTATAAATGTTTTAAGAAAGTTCGGGAGATGAGGCGGTGTTACCACCGCCCCGGTTTGTGTTTTAATTAGTACGCTTTGCTAGAGAGAACTAATAAAATCACTAAGATTAGGATTTTAATCATCTTCATCACCTCCTTTCTTTTTCGATTCCCGCCGCTCCCAACGGCGGGTTTCTTATTTCCTAATCCATGAAATGAATTATAGTATATCTTATAAAATAAAGCAAGCAAAAAAATAAAAAAAAACAGCCTGAAATGTTTGGTTTCAGGCTGTCTTACAAATCAGCAAATACTTTCACAGGGAATACCGTCACCGTCCCTATCAAGACGGCGAACGCCGCATTTATTCAAATAAAATTTCGCTTCGGAGCAGGAGCTCATCTCTTTACAAAAGCGTTTGCCCGAACAGGTAAACTTCCCGCCTGTTTTAGGCATGGCAGACGGTTTAATCTGTTGGGTAACCACCCCCGCTTTCTTGCCGTTTCTGAACTCGCCGGGATAAATCGGATTGGGTTCAGACCAAAGGCCAAGGCTGGCGGCTCTTGCCCGTTCTTCCAAGCGGATATATTCCGCGTCTCTGACATATTTCCGATAAGCCCATGCGTAGCCTGATTTAACCATCTCCTTATTGATATTCAGACCACCGGAAAACACCTCTGCCAATGTGCGGCCATATTTATCTGCGCCATCGGTTTTAAGTGTAACGTATTTCCCATGTACCCACCCGGACAGCTTTTTACGGGCAGCATTGCCAAAAGCCTGCCCGCGCTCGGGGGCATCAATCTGGTTCAACCGCACTTTGAGCTGTTTACGCGTATCTGTCAAACAAGTCAGTGTATCGCCGTCAGCAATACCGACAACCCGACAATGAATATCCTGCGCTGCTGCGAATGATGAAACTGCCAATAAAATCAACAATGAATATTTCATAACCGATTATCCCGCCTTGTGAACTTCAGAATCTTCGGGTTTTTTCTCTCGCTCAGAAATCTCCAATAGCATTTGAGCTTGACGTTTTAATGTATGTCGATCCTCAAGTTTTAATTTATGAAAAATGGCTAATAATTCTTCGTCTGCTTCCGTCAAATGTTTTTCAATACCATAACTGGCTTTGGGTTCCTGTAACTGGTTTTTTGCTTTTTGTGTACTTGAAGTTGAATATGCCGTAGCACTTACTTTTAGTGTTGGAAAATTCTGGCTCAATTGGAGAATAAAGCACTGACATTAATTCCCATGCTCAAAAAAGAGATTAATACATCTCCTCCCGGCATAAATACCCCTCGTTCATATTTCCCCAAGTTTCACGTTCAATCCCTGCATTTTCAGCAGCTTGTGCTTGGCTTAGCCCTAAAAATTTTCTTTGTTCTTTCAAACGATTACCAAAAAGAGATTTAGAAATCACAAAATAATCCTTGCATAAGAGATTTAAAGGTCTCATAATTCCCGCATTAGTTCAGCATTAGAAAATATCTAGTGCATAAGTAATACAGTTTAACACAGCAGAAAGGGGCTATCTATGGCTTTAAGTGTTGAGAAGTTAAAAGAAAATTTTGCCAAGAACGGCAAAACGCTGGCTCAATGGGCACGCGAAAACGGCTATCAGCCGCGTGAGGTTTACTTGGTTATTGGTGGGCAAAACAAAGCCAAATATGGACGGGGTTTTGAAATCGCCCGCAAGCTGGGTTTGAAATAGGAGCAGAAGATGGCAGACGTTAAAAATATCCGGATATTAAAAGTCTTCAAAGCGTTGGAAGCACACCCGATTATCGGTATCAGCAATAAAGAAATTGCAGACGGCCTCGGTATTCCGGCCTACAAGGTCAGCCGCGCGATTTGGACGATTTAATCAGCGAAGGATTGGTGGTTAAACTGGATAACGGGAATTTTGCATACAGTATAAAAACCCTGCAAATCGCTGAGCGTTTCAGACGGCAACAGGAGCGGCTGGCGGAGCGTTTAAAGGAAATCGAATACCGGACAGGTACCGGCGACTTTAATTTCAAATAAGACAAACAGCCAAAAGCGACGCTGGCGTCGCTTTTGAATGGAGCAAACGGATATGGAAACACAAGTATTAGGTCATGCGGTCGGTGCAACGGTAAATGATTTAGCTATGCACAGCGCGGCAGTGATGGAGAAATTCGCTAACGGCGAGAATTACAACGAGGCGGTTTGGATTGAGCGCGGTCGATTTGCGGTGCGCCAGACGCTGGAGGGAATGTTTGAACTGGGGCGCGCGCTTATCATCATTAAAGAGCATACGCCGCATGGCCGTTTTACGGAAATTACAGAAAAAGAATTTGGTTTGCACAAGCGCGAAGCACAACGTCTGATGAATGCCACGCTGCGTTTTATCGACCCGAAAATGAAAGCGGTACAACCTAAATTAATGGATTTGGGCAAGTCAAAATTACTGGAACTGTTGGTTGAAGATGACGATTCATTAATCGAGTTGGCAGACGGTGGGGACATCAACGGCCACACTTTGGATGACATCGACCGGATGACCCGCAATGAATTAAGAATTGCCCTGCGCGAGAGCCGCGAAAACCTTGCAGCCAAAGACGAAGTGATGAAAACCAAAACCGCCAAAATCGACGAGCTGGCGGAGAAGCTGGAAAAAAGCAAAAAAACCGTGAAAGAGCCGGACGCGGCGGATGTGGGCAGCGAGCTTGCCATGCGGCTGACGAGTTTGGAAGTGGGTATCCGCTCGCAGGTCAGCCGCCTGAAAGAGATGTTCGAGCAGATGGCCGCGCATACGGAGGCGCACGGTATCGACCACCGCGCGACGATGGTGGGTACATTGAATCAGATTATTTTGGATTGCGAAAACCTGCGCTCGTCTTTCGCGCTGCCGCAGGAGGCGCCGACGGACGATATGCCGGAGTGGATGAAGCAGGAGGGTTGAGATGAATCCCGCACTAAACGAGCGGCTTACTGCGGTGGCGGCCCATGCGGACACGCTGGGGCGCGGCGGCAAGTCGGCCTATTTGAAGCGGCAGGCGGCGGAGCTGGGCATGAGTTTGGCCACGCTCTACCGCAAGCTGGAAGCGGTAAGCGTGAAACCGGGCCGCAAGCGGGCGCAGCGACGCGGGTAAATCTGAATTGAGCCTTGATGAGGCCCGGCTGATTTCGGCGGCTCTGATGGAAGCCATGCGGCGCAACGGCAAGCGGCTGATGGCGGTGCGGCAGGCGGTGGACATGCTGCGTGCCAACGGCAAAATCGAAGCGGCGCGGGTGGACGAGGAAACGGGCGAAGTATTGCCTTTATCGGAATCCACCATTATCCGGGCATTGCGCGAATACCGGCTGCACCCCGACCAGCTTTTGCAGCCCGACCCGGTCAACCGCATGAAGTCGGAGCACCCGAACCATTGCTGGCAAATCGACCCGAGTTTGTGCGTACTCTACTACCTGCCGCGCCAAGGCAGAGACACGGGGCTGCGGGTGATGAAAGAGGAGGAGTTTTACAAAAACAAGCCGAAAAACGTCATCAAAATCGAGCAGGACCGTGTGTGGAGATACACCGGCACCGACCACGCCAGCGGCGCGATTGTCGCCCGCTACTACTCGGCGGCGAGACTTCGGCCAACCTGTGCGACTTTTTCATCTACATGA